TCTGGAATAATTTACAGGTTTTAATAGTTGCTGCTCTGATTTGAAGTTCTTCAAGGGAATTCTTTGGAATTAGGGTTTGATCAAAAATTCTTATAGGTAGGGTATTTAAATATTCAATACATTCAAAATGTCTTAAAATTCTAGGAAGAAGATAATCAGCAGGGATAAACAATTTTGACATAAAATCATTGAACCATCCATATCTTCTATGAAGTTGGATGAAGAAAAGGGATACTCTTTTCAGAAACATATCTGAAGAAAATCCATGAAAATTTTTAACCATTTCATTAAATAATTTTTCTGCATTTTTATCTTCATGGTTTTCATATATTTTTGTTGCAAAAGTTTCAGCTTTTCTATTTTCACATAGATCAAGTAAATGTCTTTTTCTTTCTTCCAACAATGGATATCTATGTACTGCCAATAGATTTATAAGTTCATTAATTCTCCAATCAAAATTCAGGGATTGGTTATTGGCTTTATTGAATATCTTATTCACATCATTATACAGGGCTGTAGATGATACTCCCATTGGCTTAATATCATATGTTCCATACCAATAGCAGTAGTTGATAGAGCTTGCAATTATCTCTTTAAGAACCTCAAGATAAATGCCTGTATAATAACTTTTTCCTGCTGAAGCTTCAGGGGTATTGAAGGAGGGGATTCCTTCAAGTTTCATATCATTGGCTACTCTTTCTATCGTATCATGGTTTAAAGTTACATAGGTGGGTTGTGTGTTTAGGATTACTTCACATAGGTCAAAAACATATTCTATAGTTTCCATGTCATATCTCTTTATGCTCTCCTTATGAAATTTTTGTTATTGGGTCTTTTTTTCATTATTTCCACTATATTCTTGAATGATACCGGATAGAACTTATTATTGTCAACTCCAATATCATGTTGTTTTCCCATAGGCTTTAATTTTCCATGAGAATGCCCATAGAGTTGAAAGCTGTTGTAATGAGACCTTGCCCAGGTTCTCATTGCATAGTGGCATACAACAATATAGCATCCATTCATTTTTCTTTCCCATATTTGCAAAGCATTGGGGGAAGATTTTAACCAATAATCATGACTGCCTTTTAGGAATACATGTGTTCCGTTCAGTCGATTTATAAAACTATTATAAATCTGTTCCTTGTCTTTTAAAAGAGTGAAATCTCCTGCATGGATAACGGTATCTCTTGTACTTACAACTTTATTATTATTTTCAATAATAGTTTCGTTCATTTCATTAATAGATTTAAATGGTCTATTAGAATATTGAATAATTTTTCTATGATTATAGTGCTCATCAGCAGTAAACCAAAACATTTTGAGAACTCCTTAAAAACTCCTACGTGCCTAAAGAGGGTTGGTTTTAGGAAACATTTCGATTGTAGTTGTAGAAACATTCCGAACTATTTTGTAGCAAAATTGTAAATGGAAAAATTAGAAGGGGGAAAACAAGAAAGGAATTACCGGGTAATTCCTTTCAATAAAAAAAATGGGGATAGAAGCTAATAAACAACTTCTCCTTTTGAATCTTTCTTTCCTTGTACTTCTCATAAAATACATCATCATTATCTTTTCAAAAGCCTTACCAATGTGGGGAGCAGTTTAAATTTGATAACAAGGTGGGATTTCCCTATTACCAATTTCATCCCTCTGCTCAATAATTGATACAAAGTACGAAAATTAGCTTCTATCTTTTGTATCTTTTACTGTATCAAAGGATAATCCCATTGTCAAGGATTATTTCATATCCTTATATCAAATTCTTCTTCTGTAAAGAATTCATCAAATTTAACATTTTCTGAAGTGCTGCCTAACCGATTGACTTCTTTAATATGTTTGCATTCAGGTCTTGGATAATTGTGTGTCCAATGTGGACAGGAACATCCCCATGTTTCTTTGTCATTTGCCAGTGATACGGTATAGGTTTTATCTGGATTTGTATGGGATTGAACATACCATCTATCTACCCATTTCAGTTTTTTCTGTAAATGAGAGTGATTATGACCCATAACACTATTTCCTTTCGAATTCAAGGTAATTTTTTGGTTTTTTTATTTATTGTGTATTTTCAATGATTTCTCTTGCCACTCTTACAGGGCAATCTAAATTATGCTCATTTTCCGGAGCTACACAGCAAAAGGAACATTGTCTGAAAGTACCTAATACGGATTCTCTTGAAGTCCAAATACCTTGAGATACCCCTTCTAAAAGATTTTTCATTCTATCTGTTAGGGTTTGGTTTTTATGGAGAAAAGAAATATGTCCTTCAATTGAATGTTTAACTGCAATACAGATTTCACCTTGCATATCCATTGACAGATTTTTAAATTCTTCGATTTGACTTAATCGAAAAAATATATCATCATATAATGAAAGTTCTGGCATGATTTTTTCCTTTTTAAGCATATCTATCCGTATCTTCGATCATTTTTGTAATTGAGATACAAATTTCTGCCCTTCTATCCATAGACAGCTTTTTAAACTCAGGAAGGGGGTTCAGCTTAATGAATATCTTGTTTATCAATTTTTTTTCTTCGAATTTTTTAGGCATTTTGTTTTCTCCCACCTTATTTTTAATAACTTCATTATATCTTGTACAAGATTTAAAGTCAAGATTTTTCGTTCATTTTTTCTGAAAATATTCCAGAAAAAATTCTTCATCCATCCCATGAATGTCTAACTTTTCATATGAAGAAAAAGGATTATCTATATCAAGTTCATCTTCCACATAATACCAATCCCCACCTTCTTCCTCAGTTCCTTCTTCGATGATCATTCTATACTCTTGACCTTTGTAGCAGAAATCATCTCCATCATCCATCGTACCATCTTTAATTGCTATGCATATTCCTTCATATTTTTTTTCTTCAGACATTTGATTTTCCTTTCTAAAAGTTTTTGGCAATCATCAACCATCCCACAGCATATCAATACCTTCTTTGGTAATATTAACAAGAGATTCTTCATCAGCATCATAATCATCAATATGAATTAGACCTTTTTTAACAAGAGAACTAAGAACACCTTTAACCTGATTAACAGTTAATCCTGAATCATCAGCAAGTTGATCAGTAAACACCCAAGTAGCACTTTCTTCAGTAGTTCTTGGAAGACTTCCATTAAGCTGATTCATCTCATCTGTTCCAATAAGATTTAAAACTGATTTTTCATTTTCGGTCATGTTTTTCATTTTGATTTCCTTTATTTTGTCATTTGTTGTCATGCCATACTATATAGCAAGTCTTATGCCAATGGTATGAATTTTTTAAATTGAACAATTTCAATGAGTTATGAATTTGACCATATTTGAGATTGCCAGAATTTTGACGTAAATTGTCAATCCCTGACAATCTTTGTCAGTTTAACGGCATATTCACGAATACAAACAAAACCATTTATTGATTTAAACTGTTGATATTGCTGAATTTAGGCAAAATATGGCTTTTTGGCATAACATTTGCTATATATTGTGGCAAGAAAACAACAAAAGGAGTCAATCATGAATTTTGAAAGTGGAAAAATAGTTGTCGGAAAGGATTTACATCCTATATATACCATCTGGAACCCCAAAACCGTTTCCAAATATGTCAAAAAACATAAAAAATCTTCAAGACGTTCTTATAAACAGTACTTAAAAACAGGGGATATCAGGCAATTCAATAAATCTCAAAGAATGATTACCAGAAGGGATTTTGATTAAAATGAATTTCATAAAATTACATATTGCCCATGAAGATTTGGATATGTTTTTTGGCCCAATCGAACCCAATGATACCTTCATTATAATAGAGGATCATTGGATTATGGCTCATATAATTCATAAAGCAGGAATATTCCCTTCTATCTCTCAAGCAAAAAAGAATGGATGGAATAAACCTATACCTAATGGATTCACTATGTTAACAGTCGGAAAGAAAGCCAGAAAAACAGAATTATTTATTTTTGCTTGACACCATATCTTGTACAAGATATGATTAAGGCATAAAGGAGATAGATTTTATGCAATTTTCAATACAAATTATAGGCTTTTTCTTAGTTGTTTTGTTAGGTTGCTCTTACCTCATGTTTTGGTTTGGTCAAAAAACAGGAGTAACTGAAGGGAGAAGACAAGTTTTGGAAGAAGATATGAAAAGAACTGATCAAAAAATAAAATATACCAATGAAAATTTAATGATTCTCAATTTGTATGATACTCTATCTATTAAACAAGGAGAGTAAAATGAGTTTTTTCACAAAAATAGAGACTCGTAGAATCAAATTAGCAATGGAAAGGGCAGGTCATGACTTTACAGTTAAAAAAGTACCTTTGTATATCAGAAAAAACATGAGAGAGAATATAGAAGGGGGAGATATTCTTGATCATGTAGCAATTGTCAATTCTGAAACAGGTCAATATCTTGGAACTGTAGGTAAAGGTTGGGAACCTGTTCAACCTAAAATCCTTTATGAACTTGCTAAAGAACTTATTGATGCTACGGGTGCTATTATTAATGGTGCTATCAATATGTTTGGTGGGTCTGTAATCGGTCTATCTTTTAGACTTGCTACAAAAGAATATATAGAAAATGATCCTACTGAATTGAATTTTATTATGCTTACTGCTTTTAATGGTAGGCATGGTATATCCGGTCATGCAGTAACCAATAGAATAGTTTGTATGAATCAATGTAATACATCCAATAATGTTTATAATCTCAAACATACTAAATTTGTTGGAGGTAGGATAAATGTAGCTAAAAGAATGATGAGATATTATAATGATGAAATTAGAACTTTTGATGATAAAATGAAAAAGCTTATTCATAAAAGAATGAATATAGAAGAAACTGAAACATGGTTTCGAAGTCTTTTCCCTTTCCCTAAATCTCCTAAAGCAGAAAAGAATTTAGATGAACAAGTCCTTATATTTCTGCAATGCTTAAATGATGGTCAAGGAAGCAATCTTCAGGGAGTAAGGGGAACTTATTATGGTGCTTTTCAGGCATTAACTGAATATATCAATCATTATAGACGAATTAATATTCATAAGATTGAAGGTCAAAAAAGAGAAGCTGATGAAGTTAGATTTCAGTCAATTCACTTTGGAACAAATAATGACCTTGCTCAAAAGGGGTTAACTAAACTTACTCAAGACATGAAGTTTGAATTTTCGGAAAATGACTTTTTACTTGACTAAAAAAAGGAAAAGGAAATGCATTCGAATAACTATGAGTGGTTTATCACTCAAACTGTTGAATCTATGTTACCCTGTTTTCATGATAAGAATATCTGTCTTACAATGAAAATTAAAATGGATTGGAATTTTTATCCTGAAGATAATGATGTTCCAGCAGGTAGAAATCGGGATGATTTTACCAAAACTTTCAGAAAAACTGTTCTGCTTGTATTCCATAGACCTACAAATTATACAAAGGTGCTGTATAGGGATATAACAAATGTGCTGCATTTCTTTATTGATAGAAAACAAATGGAAATGAAGCAAATGTCTGATCATGATTCATGTTGGAGAAGTGATGGAATGAAATGGGTTTTCAAATCCTTCATGGAAGCATGGGAGTACTTTGATCAATTTAAAATTGAAGGTAGGAAGATTGAACCTATGTTCCATTATGATATTTTTCATGGTTCTCCTGCCTATTACCATCTTGAAAAACTTGAGATTGAAGATAGAAGTGAAAGATGGACTTCTGATTATATCGTAAAGATAGGAAAACAAATACCTGTCAGTGAAATTAGCCAATATGTGAAAGGGGAGTAGAATGAAAATGTTATGTTTAGTGGTGGTCTTTCTTTCTGTTTTTTCAATGGCTTTAGGAGAAGATAAATGTTCAAGATGTGTTACTTTTGCTTGGGATTATGAAGAAGGGGTATTAGGATATAAGCTTCATTATGGTACAAAATCAGGAAAGTATAATAGAACTCTTGACTTAGGTTTAAGAGAGGAATATACAGTCAAGGGACTTAAAAAGGGGGAGACTTATTACTTTTCTTTAACTTCTTATTTTAGTGATAGTAGAGTTGAAAGTTCTTATGCTACTGAAATTGTACATACTATAAAATAATTACTGCTTGATTACTTGTGGAATTGTTTCCCCTGAAACTCCCCTTTTTTCAAAGTAATTACTGCTATGAGTTGTAGGAAATTCCTGTTGTGCTTTTCTAGCATCAGCTTGTTCTTTAGTTATTACATTGATCACTGTTCCATGCTGTATTGTACCAGCATATAGTGGACTCATATCAGTAAAGGTTAACTGAAGATTCACAGAAGCAGGAACATGATTTATATATGGAGAATTCCATGTAGGCTGAACTGCTGTTAAGACACATGTAGGATAGTTGATGAATTTTACAGGAAGGGTGTTAACTGACCACATAAAAGGAAATTCTATATTTATGTCAGAAAGTAAATCAGGGGATGAGTACTTCATTAATTCCTGAATCGGTTTAATTAAAACATCTTCTGGATCACCACTACTTAAATTTTCATGAAATAAAACAAACTCAAAAACAATCTGTCTTCGATCTGAATTTGAATAATATAAGGGAGTATCAACTTTTACATTTGGGATTCTTGATCCCGGAACTGCATTATATACATCAAAAATAGCTTCTTCTACTGCTGTACCAACATTCTGTCCTTTTTTAGTGAATAAATTCTTAAATTTATCTGCAAGATTGCCCTTTTTCCCGAATACATTAGTTAAAGCAATGCCTTCTGCTCCTAACTTAACAGCAGAACGTACTTTTTGAGCTAGTCTTGATGCTACAGATTCATATGCTTCCCAATGATGTACTATATTTTCGTTAAGAGTTAATGGAGCAAGAAAAAGAAATTCTGAATTCAAATCTACTGTAGCTATATCCCCTTGTGCTTTGGTGAATTGATCTGTTATTTTTTTGGGTTTCATTGAAATCCAAACACTACCGGATTCTTTTGTTCCTGCATTATTAGCCCAAGGAGTTAATCCTAAAGGTCTTTGATATATAATTTCCCCTTGGTTTTCTATATTTTTTCTTGTATTTTTTCCTTTCCTAGTAGCCATTTAATCAAAATCTCCACCATAATTTTTAACATCCATGATATAGTTGTCAAGTTCATCTGGAATTTGTTGTGTGTCTACCCCCCCTCCACCACCTGCTGCTTGTTTTTGATTGCTAGCTATAGTTGTGACTGCATTTAAAGTACCTTCATTTGCCTTTGCTGCTTTTTCTGTTGCTTTTGTTCCTTCTTTTACAGAATCCTTTAATTCTTTATTTTCTTTTTGTTTAGCATCTATTCTTTTCTTTTCATATTCATTAGCCATATCTAGTGGAGATTGAGCAGTTTTTTCAACAGCTTTCATTTCTTCTGCTTTTAAATCACCTATCATATCCAGTACACCACCCTTTCCTGGGAACCACGGCAACCAATCTACTTTATCCATAATCCATTGTACAGCCGAATTCCAAAATCCAAGAAAAAAATTAACCACTCCTGCTATGATAGGTTGAATGGCTTGCATTAATGAAGTACCCCATTTATCAAATCTCCCTTTCAATCCTTCCATTACACCATTAAAGCCACCTTTGATTTTTTCCCAAAAAGTTCCTTCAGTACCCATAAATCCTTCAATGAAATCCATTAAAGGAGCAAGAGGATTAAAATCTGCAAGAAAATCAAATGCAACATGTATCCATGCCATCATTTTATCAGCTATACCGTCTACTTCAACACCAAACATCCCTAATATTTTTTCTACAACCCATCCTATAAACATAACAGGAAGCTCTATAAAGCCCTCTAATGCTGCCCACAGTCCACCTTTAACTTTTTCGAATAGTGACCCTTCAGTTTCAGAAAAGCCCTTAATAAAGTCGATTATACCCATTAATATAGTGATAGGCCAACCTAACCACTTTAAACCAAATTTTAATCCTTGAAGTAGTCTCCCAAGTATTGGGACTCTTTTTAATATTTTCCAAAGTTTTGTAAACCATCCACTTATACCTTTATCACCAAAGAATTTAAGCATTCTTAATTTTAGAGATTTAAATATGCCTGTAAGTTTGAACCCCTTCCACATCATAACAAGTGACATTAATCTTGCTTTTAACCATCCTGCAAACATTGCACCTGCAAGAAATAAAGCTAAACCAAGTGCTCCTAGTAATCCCCCTTTCTTTTTCTTATCATCATCCAAAAAACCTAATTTTACTTGCTTCATTTGCAAAGCATACATTTTACTAAGAGTACCTGTCATTTTTTTTGCCCATGCAGGAGACCTTTTGAAAAGGAATATAAACCCTCTTGCAAACCATCCAAAAAATCCCTTCACAGAATCATATATAGACCCTAATATACCAAACCATTCAGATTCTTCACCAAATAATCCAAGAAAATGAGATTTTATTTGACCAAAAAGACTAGATAGATTCTCTTTTAATCCCTTGAAAAGTCCTACAGCAGCACTTTTTAAACCTGCACCTGCCTTGCCAAGTATACCACCTACAGATTGAGCTATACCCATAAATTTATTAGCTTGATTTTCTTTCTTCTTTATAAATTTACCATTTTCATCTCTTTCTCTTTCAACAAAAGCCCTTTGCTTCTTTTGGGTTTCTTCTGCCTGTTCTCCAACATCAAACCATTTGTCAATAGCTTCACGTTGTTTCTCATTCATATTCTTTGTTTGAGCAGGATTACCCATATAGACTTTCAGCATATTAACTGCTTCATCTACTGTTTTATTAAGTTTTTTTAATTCTGTATCAGTAGTTGCCATTAGCTTTTTCCCTTACCTAGAGCTTTTGTTTCTTCTTCCATTTCTCTCATAAAGATATTTATGAAAATTTCTCTTTCAAAATCAGGCATTAAATTACTGTCTGAAAGTGAAATATTACATTTTCTGGCTAGTAAATATTGTTGCTCTAAAATATTTTTTAGAGACCCCCACAGATTGATTATCCAAAAAAACTTTTTTGAATTGGTATTTCTTGAGTGTACTTATATTTGCAATGAACACACTCTACTTTGCTTTCTAACTTCCATCCAAACTCCATTTCATCAAGCTTGTCTTTAATTTTATCCATTTCCTGAATAGGTATTTGTTCTATAAAATACATCCTATCCTTTATTGATATGTTTTCATCTAAACCATTCGGTGTTTCTATTTTATCTATTGCACATGCATGAAAAAGAACTTGAAACATATACCCCTGTTGTGAATCTGACATGGTTTTCTTAAAATAATGAGGTTTAATTTCTTCATGAATATCTTTTCTTTTCATATATCTTAGAGCAACTTTTATACTATTAGATAACTCTAGAGTAGTATTTAATCCTGCATCTAATTTTGCAAGCTCAAGTTCATTTAAGTCTACTCTATTTAATGATTGAGAATCACATTCAGGACACTTTATTTGAAATTCAATTATTTCACCTTTTGTCTTTTTTCTAATTTCAATTAGTAAGAATAATCTATCATAAATATACAACTCCATGATATCAAACCCTTCAGACAAAACACTTGATGATATTAAATCATCAAGTGCCTGTTCTTGAACTACATAATTTGTCTCATTCTCATATGTGAGAAGCTTTTTTATCTGACCTGTTGATACAGGCTTGAACTTAACTATTTGTTTACTTCCGGGTAACTCACACTCAAAATCATATACATTAACATAATCATAAAACTTAGGTTTTCCATCTGACATATTTTACCCCCTTACACAGTTTAAAAATTTTATCCACCTGTTTCAGTGAATTCTAGTTCATGATAACTATATGTAAAAGTAACATCAAATGTTACTACTTCAGTAGATGAGTAGTCCATTGCCATTTGTGATACTTCTTTAGGCCATGCATCATGAAGGGTAAACTCAAGAATGACTTGTCCTTCATATCCAACCATTTGCAATCTTTGATCTGCCATAAAAACATTATGGGTAGAATAAAAATTGGTTTTAGGATCATGACATTTATTAGACCACGTTTCAAAAGTCTTCCTAATTTTAGCATCCAAGTCAACATTAAAAGTGACTACAACATCGGTGTATGTGTGCTTGCCAGGAAATTTCCAATCAAATCCTTGCCAATTCAAGGTTACTTCTTCAAGAGCAGTTGAAGGCATTTGAGCAGTTTTTACTAAATAAATAGCTTGTTGAGCATTTACATCTGCTGCTACTGCTACAGGCCATTGAGGTTGATAGTAAAATAAACTTGTCTTTGCTCCATCTCCAAAATTTGCTTTGAAAGCTTCTATGTTAAAGGCTCTTACATCTGGCATTTTCTTATCTCCTTATTTCTCTATTTATACTTTACTTTTCGACCATACTCTGAAGGTCTTTTACTAATTCAGGAATTACTTTCTTTGCAACAAATCTTGCATCAGCAATTTTTGTCTTCAGTAATGATTCAAATTCTCTTTGAACTGATCTAACATCAATCTTTTCATTGGGTATATTGGAATATACTGCTTCTTGTAATTCCTCTACTGTCATATCATCTAAAACATTATCTTTTAAATGATATCCTGCAAACACAAGCTTATATGGCCCCTCATCTAAAAACTTTTGTAATTTCATTCCAATCTCTCCTTAAAAGGAAGGGAGCAAACTACACTCCCCCCCTTGTTAGCTTATTGTGGAGTAGTTGCAGCAACTAACTCTGTAAAACTTGCCCCTGTTTTGGTAGCAATAAGATTAAGAACAATAAATTCTGCTGTTCTGGTAGGTTTAATATAAATATCACACCATAGCTCATTCCTATCAATTCTTTCAGGGGTATTGTTTCTTTCATCACACACAATTAAGTAATCGAATATACCCCTTCTTGCTACCACATCTCTCAAGAAAGGATCAATCATATTGATGATAGCCAATCTTGTGAAAGTATCATTAGGTTCAAACAGGAAGTATTTTAAAGCAGTACTTACTGATTTACCGATTATGATAAAAAGTCTTCTAACATTGATTCTGTTAAATGCTGAATTTTTATCAAGCATATTCTTTTGACCCCAAATGACTTTCCCTTGTCCTGGAAAACTCACAATTGGATTCATACCATTTTTATAAAGAATATCTCTTTCACCCTTAACAGGATTCCATGCAAGTTTTCTAATACTGCCTAGAATAGCTCTGTTCAATCCAGCAGGAGCAAACCAAGGTTCACTTACCTCATCCGTATTGGCATAAATTCCTGCAACATGACCAGAAGCAGGTATCCATCTATGTTTTGAATTCCATTTGTCATAGACATTCAACCAATTGGTATAGGTAGCAATATAGCTACTGTTTTCGTTCAGAGTATATGTATTATGAGTACCTAACCTATAATCTCTGCAATCCGTAGCTTCATTGCCCTTATTATTAACCACTAAAGACTTTGGAACATCAAGAACTCCTACTGCATCTGCCCTACCTTCACAAATAGTTTGGATTGTTTGTTTAACAGTAGTAGATTTATTTGCATCAATGAAGATATTAACATCAATGTATTCAGGATCAGAATATAGCTCATAAGCTTCTATAATATCCCCATCAGCTACAGTATCCCCTTGACCTCTAACACCTCCACCTAAGTTTGTATAATTTTCCTGATATTTGTTTTTATAACTTTGATTCTTAAATGCTGCTGTAGTAGCAACTCTAATATATTGTGAATTGTCATTAACCCAATTTTCAACAAATATATTAACTCCTGAATCATCTATTGCAGTTGGGTCTGAACTTACAAGCATAGCTTCAACTACTTCATAAGGTACAGGATTGTTATTGATATTGGATTGTTTTGCAGCTTTTACGATAATTAAGAATTGTTTATCATCGGAAAATGCACTATCTACTTCTTGATCAATATCATCATATAGGGTAGCTGATATTCCAAGAGTTGCTGCTGCTGTTCCTGCCCTAACTCCATTGTATGTGTCTCTACCGACAATGGCAATTTGAACATAATCCCCCCAATCACCCCTACTTTTTGCAATGAAAGCCATTTCAGAACCATTTTCAGGTCTTCCAACATCAAATGTGGTATCTTCATTTCCGAATTCATCAGGGTCTTGTGAATCTAAATCTGATAGTTGATATCCATTTCCTGAAGTATATTGGGTAAATGTTCCACCTGATGCTACTGTTCCATATGCCCCTGAAAAGGTAGCACTTGGAGCTAGAACTCTTGTACAATACAAATTATTACCATATTGAAGAAAACCTGCCCCTGCCATAATATCTTCATAGGATTGTCCATGATATTCATCGGCATTTGCTTCTTCAGGCAATCCAAAGACTTGAGTTAATTCATCAATATCATTAATTAACTGAACTTTTAATTCTGGCCCTTTCCAAGAGTCTCTTATAACTAATACACCTATTGAAGTAGCTACAGCAGGAATAGTAGTTGTTAAATCAATTTCGTTTACATCCACTAAAGGACTTAAATACATAGTCATAATCATTTCCCCCTAAAATTTTATTCGGATAAAATCCGAAAGCTTTACTTTTCACTTATATTTATAAAAATTTTATAAAATAATCAGTTTTAAGGCCCATCATCTTAATTAGTCTAAAAATAAAATTCAATATTAGTTACTTCCCAACCTGCTATGAAATCACGTAAATCTATAGTGCCAATGTCCAATCCATTACTAAAATCTAAAGTAATTTCATCACCACTAACGTAACCAAGATCATTGGCAATAATATTATCTGAAGTATCTCTGATATAGTATCTCATATTAACTATTGAATATGTTATTCTCATCTTGGTTGGTCGAAATCCTGTTGCCCAACTACCAATTGGACGTAGAAAGACTGTCCAATCTCCACCTGGTTGATCATTGTCTCTATCATCTGACTCCCATTTTGATACATCCCAGTGTCCAAAATCATTATCAGGTTCATCAGGTTCCCAATTAGTATTATCAAAGATCGACTGCCAAGTAGGTGAAGTTGATGAACTTGAACTTGATACAGAACTTGAACTACTACTCAAACTAGAACTAGAACTAGATAATGAACTGCTTGAAGATGAACTTGTAGAAGATGAAGATGAACTTGAGCTATATCCAAATATCGGATTATTCGTCCATCCTGTTTCTCTTATAAGAAAATAATCATAATTAAAATTGACAGTACTTTCTAAAGTGATATCCCCTTCTCTTTGAGAAAAAGAAACTTCTCCTAATGTTGCTGGCCAAATATCTATAAATCTTAATTCTAAAACAGCATTTGCATAATTATCAGTAACAACTAATGCAGCATCTACCCCATATCTATGATGTTTTTCTGCTATCTTATCGAAATTATTATTAATATATGCCATCCATTCAAATAATAATTTCCAGTTTTCTAATCGTGAGTCTACTACAAAGCTAACTAACCAAGGATCAAACTCAATTGGTTCCATTGAATGCCTTGTTTTGTTTCCCTGCCACCTTAATTCTTCTGTAGCAATCGAAAGAGAAGGAATAACAGCAGAAAAGATATTCATCACAAATGGATTATTGGCACTAATGGATGTTTGCTCCGGTATCAATGGAAAGATCAACTGATAATTCGTAGGAGTTGCCTTATCCATATTGCTTAAATTAGATGAGTTGCAAGTTATCATTATTTCTTACCTTCTTTTTTTGCCCAATCAACTATTTGTTTGTGAATGTCATACCATCCTGCTAAACTTTTTTCTAATTTTTGACCTGAATCAGTGAATTTTACTGTTGCATATTTATCATATTTACTATCTTTGAGATTAAAAGCACCTGTCAACCTAGTCTTTAATATACCAAAAGATTTTCTTATTTTTTGTATTTGATCATCTGTTATTCCTGCATCATCTAATTTCCATTTTGAACTAGCATCAAATGTTGCTCTACTTAACTTTGATAATCTATAGAATTCTTCTACTACTTTTTTCCATTCTTTTTCTGTCATATTCCAAGGTTCTTTTTGGGATATTTTCTTTACTTCAAAATCACCTTTAGCTATTAGTTGAAATATTTTTATTTCATGTGGTTTAAATTTTGCTTCAGTTAGATAATTTTTAAGTCTCATTTTATATCCCCTTAGATTTTTTCCATGCCTCATATGCAAATTTTAATAGGTCTTCTGTTTTTTTAATCTTTGCATCTCCCTTTACCTTCCTAGCTTCATTAGTAACTTTTTCAAATGTTTTGGCTGTTTCTTCTTCTTCAGGAAGTCCAAATGCAAAATGTCCTGATGATACTCTTTTATGTTTTAAGTATACCCCATCAAATGACCACGAACCTTTTTTAAAAAAAGTTGTTCTCCATAGTTCCATTGTATAATCTTCACCAAGAGGGATAGAAACATGAGTTTGACCACCACCATATCCAAGTTTAGCACCAAGTTTTTTAGATAAGAAAGTTTCCATATCTCTTTTCTTAAATTGTCTGTTGCTCGTTTTCCCACTAAAGATATCTTTCATCTTTTTCTTAGGAAATAGCTGTTCAGGTTTTCTAAAAAATGAATGATCTCTTGTAAATTTCCAATCACTCTTTGACATTTTTTGTTTCTTATTTAAATGAAAACCATGAGCTTCAGTATATACGGTATAAGAAAGGTCTCCTGTACCTAATTCAGCTTTAGGCCACACTATATCATGTAGTTGAGCATGAACTTTAAATGTAAAGACTGAACTTCTATCTTTAGTAAAAAATTCAACATCAAATCCTGCTGAAGATGGAGACCTATCATTTTCTCTTGGCATTGTTCTTATGATTTCATAATTAAATTTCAATCCACTTAACTCTTGAAAGAATTGTAAGAAAACATCAGGTTGAAAATTACTTAATAAGGCAGTCTTGATTTGTGCTCCTGCCATTTTATATTTTGCATTACTTGCTTCCCAATCGAATTTACCACTTCCCCCTGATTCTGATTCTTTACCTTTAGCTAAAATATCATAGGCAACAGTGATATCTTTCATTTTATCTTCTGATCCACCTTGATCTGGATGGTTTTTCAAAGAAAGTCTTCTATATAATTTTTTTAACTCATCTTTATCTTTAACACTATCAAGACCAAATACCTTTAGTGCATCACTATAGCTCATTTCAGCTAGGTATAGAAATTTTTTAAATTTGCTCATTATCTTCTCCTAAAACTTAGGAACTTAAATTAGCTCATGGTTCAAATAGAGTATACTTGACTAGTAAATCTCCATCCTCAACTTTTCCTTTAAGTTCATATGTTAATCCACCTGAAGCACCTGATGAGAATGTTGAAGTAGTATCTTTAATATAATTTGTAAATGATACTTTATCAGGAAAGTAACTCCCATAAATCTTTTCAATGAGACCTATATCACTTGTAGGTTGAAAGAACCAAGTTTGCACTTCAAAATCTAAAGTATAATTGATTACCCTATACTCTAAATCTGCCATTTCATGACTAACTTCAGGAGTTGCACTTCTAAAAATAATTTTAACGTCAAATGCTGTATTAAGTTCTTCTATTGCAACTCTTACAAAAATATGTGGACAGAAAAATGGTAGTATTTGCTCTAGTATCTGATCTACATCCACCATATGCAAAGACCAGATATTCATGGTAAATGTTAGATTGTATGGACAGGGATGGATGTATTTTGAAAAAGACCCTGCTTCAAAATTACATTCAGAAGCAAATTCATAAAAGCTATTGACCTTTCTATCTGCTGCCCAATCAATAGAGCTAATATAAGCTGTTATCATTGGCAATATTTCATCGTCTTTTCTTTCATTTAGCCAATAATAAACTTTTTCTTTAACAGAATGCTTAATAGGAACTTCAATGAGTCTATCTACTGTTTTACCATCTGCTGCATATCTGGCAATCTTGATATCATTGAATGCATCAAAAAACTGTACTATAGTTTTTCTGAAGACATTAAAGAAAAAATATTGTTTCATTTATTTACCTATATTGGTTTTAGTTTTTAGAAGTTCTGAAAATCCCCTATTTTTTTTCATGAACAACCAAGCATAATCTTTTTTTGCTTTATATACATTCATTGCTGCTGATTTAGAACTAACAAAATGTCTTACAGCATTAGTACTATTCTTGACAATTTTTTGAATTTTGCCCGTACCTGTATCATAGATAATCCAATCTGAATCTTTGACTTTTTTATAATCAATTGTTGGTGTACTTCCTTCACCTAAATATCTATCTATTAAGTCTAAGTCCATTTTCTTACTCCTTATCCTTCATATTTCCCTGTTATTTTTTTGACTACTTTTGCTGCTGATGAATTCATATCAAGTTTTACTTTTTTCTTTTTGCCTTTGTATGATACAGTTATTTCGTTTTCAAATTTTCCAATTGGTTCTATACCAAGAATTTCAACACCTGCTTTTTTTAAAGCACTAGCTAAAACTGTTCCGAATGATCCCAATCTTTCTCCCCATTGGCCCGGCATTCTTCCCATACTACCAATTGTTGCCAATATACTACTCTCACCTAAATATTTGTTTACTAAATCCATAATAATCTCCCTTATCCCATTTTATAAATATACTTTCCTCTTTTCATACTCTCTTGTGCTTTACCTTTTCTTACCAATTCCATTAAATGAGCTTGAAGACCATGTTGGCTCATAGGAAAGCCAACAACTTTTTTGGCTATATCATCTATACTCATCCAATCACCATTTGATAAAGCTCTTGTTAGAGTACCAAAAACCTGTTTTTTTGTTAGTTCATTTACTCCTAAGTATTTTTCTATTAAGTCCATTTTACTCTCCTTTATATTTGCTCCACCTGAACGAACTACCTCTTTAAAGAAGTCTCTTGTCCATTCACCTAATCTTCCTCTTGCAACAACCCATAATGCAAATGCTTCACAAAATGCTTCTTCTGTATTTTTCCTTGCATAATCAGTTATGAATTCAATATGAATACGTTCTCCTTCATAAGACAATAATTCCTTTAATGATGTACTCCATGATATCGTTTGAACTAAATATTGATATACGGCTTTTGTATTTGGATCATTTTCATTCTTTTTTATTGAATCCATCAATTTATTTCTTTCTGGTTTTTTTATTTCTGTATATTCATTTGGATCATCCCATTTTTTTTCAAATTTACCTTCTATATATTTTCTGAAAAAATCTTCAATATGATATTTTTCTATATGAACAAATTTTTTCCATATTGCTGAACTCCATGCATCCTGGGCATTTTTAGGCAATGTCCTTCTATAGAATCTATGCCCAATTTCATGAACTAAAGTATGCAATGCTGTTTGCTTATCTGCCATACCCCATGCATATATAGCTAATGTATCTTCATGAGTGATATATTCTCCCCCTTTTTCACCTTGCCCCGGTCTTTCTGTTAATCGTAATTTGACAGTCAATCCTCTTAATGAGTCTTTAAATCCTGATTGTTTTATTGCTTTAACTGCTTTAGGTAACGTATCAATAAACATTTTTAGCTTTTCTTTTGCCCAATCACCTGTATCTTTATCTTGTGTTATAAGTAGATTTATACCTGCAACATTTATTTGATCTCTACTATCGGGAGTAACCAATTCAAATTGATATTTTATCAATTCTTCCATAGCATTAAAGGCATTTTTAAATGCTTTTTGATATACTATTATTTTATTTTTTCTTGTGTCTCCCTTATTATATCTTGGTCTGTCTAACAAATCAGGTCTTGGTGTGAATTTACCATCATTATAATCATCAGGAAATATGTTATTTATTGCCATTTCTGCTTGCCAACCCTTTACTCTTGCTTCCTTTGAATAAATGGATTCTGTGTTATCTTCACCGGGTACAAATTTCTTTTTAGTAAACTGAGTGTACCATCTTTCCCAATTTTCTCTGAATGTTCTGAATAGTTTCATACCTTCTTTGAATTTTTTAACAGCTTTTGGTGTGTTTTCAGCTTCTACAGATTTATATATTTTCGTCATTTTTCTTAAATCGGATTTCCACCCTTCTAATTCCTTTAGCCATTTGTCTTTATTTCTTTCACCTGTAAGGGATATCTTTTCATTTAAATATCTTTTAAGTTTCATTTTTAGTTGCCTATAACTGATTTGGCTTTACAAAAGCTTTCATATTTTTACCTAATAGTTTTTCTCTTGCCATTCTCTTTAAAAGAGTTTTCTGCCATAAGTCTAATACATCTTTCCCATGCCTTTTAAGACTGCTTGCTATTGAATACAATGAGGTATAGGTATTAAATACGTCTAATAGAGTCATTTCATCCCATATGTCTTTATTAGCTCTTTTTAATTCCTTTATGCCATGTATTTGTCCATCTATTTCAAAGTAAGTCATATTCACGTCTTTTTTACCTAACTTAACTAGCTCTGTATTTGTTAATTCTGCTGCCAAGTCTAAGACATTTGATATATGCTTATTATGTAGGGAGTCTGATATCCAATGGGATAGCTCATGTGATATTGATGATTTAGCTCTAGTAGATGATAACTCATTTGCAAATCTTACCAATTCTTTATCTTCAAGTGAACTTATATTTCCCTTCATCACTATGTCTAAAACGTGTGGATTTATAGATATTTGAATTTCTCCCTTTTTTCCACTACCACCTGCTTGTCTTCCTATTATTACTGAAGGTCTATAGAAATTACCATCTATATAGCTTCCCATATCTATTGTTACGGGATTTACATTGTGTGCCATTACTGCTTCAGGTGTTTTAAGAATAGAACTATCTGTATTGAAAATAGTTGTACTTCTGTCTTGTCTGAATATATTTCTTAGTTTTTTTTGCATTGTCTCAAAGTCATTTTCTTGGAAGATTTTAAATACTTTCTTAAATGCTTTGTTATATAGAAGATCAACATCCTTTTTGATATTGAATGTCTTCTCTAATATTAAATGTTCCTGTAGATATTGTTTGAGTTTCATTTTTCCTCTTGTGGAATAATTCTGTACTTGAGTAAAGGTTTACCGTTTATCGTGATATCTCCTTTTGCATTTTTGCCGATATCTTTGACTTTAATCTTTTTGTTCTTAAATTTTCCACCTAGCACAATATCTCCAACATTTATAGGTACTTTAATATCTTCTTTTAAGTAGTTTTTAAATTTCATAATTAAAATCCTGACATTTTTTTAATAGCTTTTAAACTTATACCTGTATTAGTACTAAGAATATTTTTTAAGGCTGTTCTAAAAAGTGATTTATTATCTATTTTAGGACTAACTTGAAGAATCAATTCAATAGTAACCTCTTTCATTTTTTCTGCAAAAATGTCTGTTTCACCTAAATATTTTTCTGTTAAATCCATTTTTTTCTCTCCTAGTACCCATATATATTAGTGTCATAATCAGGCCCATAGTCAAAGATATCATCACTTTCTTTATCTAATGGGTCATTATCACCAAATGCTGAAAGTGGTTCTGTTGTAGTATCCAAATCTGTCCGTCTGTTTACATTACTTTGATCTGTAGGTAGTCTTGTACCTCTAAATATATTTCTTGCTGAATCAGACTCATCTGAAAATCTATAAGGTTTAAGCACTAATCCCCAAATCATCTTTTTTAATTGGAAGATTTTTTCTTCTTCATGAATATCAGCTATCTCATATGATCTATTGTTCCAGATAGTGACTATAGCATCCCCAGGTTTAGGATGATATCCTGCTGATACATCTCTTGTAAGTGTCCATTTAGGAATACTTGACCATGAGATAACTTCTTCAGAGTTTATACCAAATCCTGTTGTGAGAGTAGGTTCTTCAGTAGGTTCATATATAAGTTTTGTTTCATATGGCCCAAGATATCCTGTATGCATATTCTCTCCATACAGATAATCTTTTTTGCCTTGCTCACTTCTTATATAATAGTCAGTTACTATACCTGATATATCGGTGAACTCTACAATGATACTTTGAAAAAGATCATGTTCAACATTACCTTGTAGTTGATGCAAGTTCCATAAAGGCTTAGTAGTTTGTATATCTGTCATTATCTACCTTCTATAAGTTTTGTTTGAGAATCCATAACCAATGTCATAGCTTCTTCTAATCTTTTTACTCTTTTCTTCAAAGAAACAAATTCATTGGAACTATGTTTTTTTCCACTCATTCTTAACTCATGCATTTTCTTTTCCATTATTGAATCAAATTCACCATACCCATCATCTTCAACAATGTTACTCCTACGATTGTTAATAGAATCATCATTTATAGGATCACCTAGAGGATTATCGTTTAATGCCCCTGTAGCTGTTGATAAATCTGGTTCTGTAACCATTGAGGTATCTATTTCTTGGAAGGCTGTTCCATCTTGCAACATTTTTTCATACGCTGAAATCATTTTTCTGTTATCATCTCTTGACATTTTATTTCTCCTTCTCCATTTTTAATAATCTTGAATAGTAATCAGGTAATTCTGCTAAATGATCTAAAGCTATTCTTTTAGCAATGGCTTTATTTTTGGTATGTTCCATTTCTACTTTTATACCAGTTTCAAGTTCTTTTTTATCGGCATCTTTTTCTGTGAATTTTTCTTTTTTAGCTTTACCAGTACCTAAGATAGCACCTAAAATAGCATAAATATGTTCTTCGAATCTATCAGGATCAAGACCCAATTTCTCTCCAAGTTTATGAATTTCATCATCAGGTGGTTTTGGATTATCGGCAAAGAAATCCATTATGGTAGTAAAAATTTTATTTTCTTTTTCTGATCCTTCATTCATAAACTCTCTAAGTTTTCTCATCCTCTTTTTCTCCATTCTGAAGCTGTTCTTGCTATTATGTCTTTTCCTATTTTTACTGACACCATTGGAATTGAATATGTTTTGGTATCTATGCCTTCTATTTGTCCTTTTCCAAATCGTGGATGAGTAACAATATCTCCCGGTCTTATCGGTCTCCCATCCATATCTTTTGCTATTTCACCCGGTTGAATTATTCTTACTTCACCTAAATACTTCTCTACTAAATCCATTTTATCTCCCCATATCCCCTATTATCTTTGATGAATCAGGTAGTTTATCTACATATTTTGTTAAGGCTAATCCTGCTGCTTTTGCATTTTTAGTTGCTTTCATTTCTTTTCCACCATGAACGGGTATCCATTTACCATCTCTATATAATATAGTAAGATCATATCCATGATATCTTCTCATATACACAGCATCATATAATTGTGGTATATCTTTAGTTCTCTCATCTGCATAATCCCACCCCATTAAATATGGATGGTTTTGTTTTGCTTCTCCTAAATATTTCTCTACTAAATCCATTTTTACCCCCATATTATTCCATACCCTTCATGTGATTCTTCAAGTCTTAAAGTTTCATCCAGTCTCTCTTTCTCTGTTGTCCCTTCCTGTAGTAATGTATCCCCATCTAATCCTATTCCTATATTACCGATAGAAGTAAAATTGGCAAATTTACTTCTGATCCTACCTAGTACAAGTTTGCATTCAGCTAAAGCATAATCAAATATCCAATCAGAAGTATAAAAATGCTCATCTGAATCACCTCTTTTCCATGTAGATAATTTAGGATCACTTTCCATACCTGCATAATGACTACCTTCAATCATATATGATCTGATGAGTATAAACCCAGGGGAGTCATAGGTAACATCTTGACCATTCTCATCTGGTAACAGTAAAGCATTTCCTGAAGGTGGTTGAGGATGTACTTCTAACTGATTGGTGTACTTATGATATTTGTAATTATATATGGAAGGAGTATATCTATCTAGTGTTTTTAAGAAGTCTAATGCAACATGATAACTGAGTATTGAATGTCCTTGTCCACCTGACCACATTACAGGATTGAAAACCCCTCTTGTATATAAAAAGTTTTCAATAGTAAATAAGGTATTGATACCATATTCTGATCCTCTATCATCATAATCAACAATATCCACAACACCTATAGGTAGATCATAAAAATTTTGACCTGCCAGAAGTAAAGTAGTAAAATAGGTTTCGACAATTGAATTTCCTGCTCCCCACTTTACCCACTTATATTTAGCATAGTCTATTGTATCATAAATTTGCTGTTGAGTTAGCTCAACTTTTATTACGGGATATCCCAATCTTCTTTTTATCAGTTCTGCTAAATCAGACTTACTTTGTCTAATATCTAATGGCATAATTCTAACTCCTTAGTGTTTCTAATTATTATTTATATATTTTAACTAAAAACAGTCGAATTGGTTAACCAACTCCAATCATCAATATCATCTTCGATATCTGATAGAATACCCCATGCATCATCTTCTGCATTGACATCTCCACCCTTAAATTGCCATTCTTCATCTAAAATATTCATTTCAAATAGGTAACAGGCCCAAAATAAAGCATCAACACAATCATCATTTTTATCTTTGCCATAAAATTTATTCTCATCTTCAATATAAGAACCTAATTGCTCAATAGTTTCCTTATCCTGTAGCTCTATACTTCCATCTTCTATTAATTTTTTCATTAATAGAACAGCTTTAGGTTTAGTATTTCTGTTTGATCTGACACCAAGACTAGCTGTTTTAGCACCTGAATTGACTAAATGCTCATTTTCCCAATGCCACCATAATTGACCAATTACAGCACTACCTTCCCCATTATTCTCACATAGGATATGACCATTATTGTAGTAGATGGATAATCTATGAATGATTTGTGCAAACTCATAAACATCTGTTAAATTATCTTCAAATGTAGCAACCTGAATCATATCAATAGGCATTACAGAGTTGATTCTAAGGATTTGAATGGTTGAAAAGTGCTCCCCTGTACCCTTTGCAGGATCAACACCAAGGACATATTTAGCACCTTCAATAGGTTTCTCCCAAATTCTTAATCTATCCTTCAAATCAAAGAATCTTGGGTCTCTACTCATAGTTAACAAGGTTCTTAATACTTCGGGATTGATAACAGTATTGGTTGAACCAAGGAACTTACAGGCAAACTCTTGATTGAATCCATGAATTCCAAGGTTAGCAATTTGTTCTTTTGCCCATGCTTTATCTCTGTTAGGTACAGCTTCCCAAGTAACCTTAAATGGTATAAAAGAATTTTCCTTTGATACTGCTTGACTATATAGCCTATGGAAAATATTAAACATACCATTAGGAGTAGATATGATTACTATTCTTGATTTTTGAGAAGAAGAAATGGTAGGATAATTTGAAGACCAGAATTCATCAGCATTATTTGAAGGAACAAAAGCAAACTCATCACAAATAACTAAGTTCATCGGCCAACCACGAAAAGCATCTTGAGTAGTAGCTGAAATAATCATCTTTGATCCATTATCAAAGGTAATGGAAGTTTTTGCCCATTCAGTTACCCCAGGTTTTAGCCACGGAGGAAGTGACTCATACATCTTTTTGATATTATCTAAAATTCTTTTAGCTGAAGACTCCTTATTAGATACTATTCCAATATTTTTGTTATCATTAAAAATTGCATACCATAAAGCATAATCAGCTACAATTGTAGTCTTACCTGATTGTCTTGCCCATAGACCAATGAAGAATCTATTTTCTTCTAAAATCTCTAAAGTTTTTATCTGATATTCATATGGATGAAATAGTACTTCTCCAAAGTCTAATGTAATAATTTTTACATAGTTTCTTGTGAAGTATAAAATATCATCTCTACACAATAAAAGCTCTTGAACTTGATGATCTGTATATTCTATTTCAATATTTGGTCTTTTTATATATTCGTTATCATACCGTATAGCCATACTTTTACCCTCAATTATAAATATCTATTGATATTTATAAAAATTTAGGGTAATTTTCTAATTAATCGTCATAAAAGGGGAAGTTATGGATACAACAAAAATAAGAGCATTCAAAAGATATGTAGAAAACAATCTTGTAACTCCTGTAAATATGCAAGAATGTCAAATCCGTAAAGGTGAAGGACTTATAAATGGAAAGTCTTATAAGTTTTGGACAGCAGACCTATGGACAATAGAAATATGCGATCATCTTTTAAATCCAAAAGCAAATGAAAACAAATATCCTGATGATTACCCACATAAAGGGAGATTAGGATATCAAGTATGGGAAACATGGAAACATAAAGTCAATATGTATAAAAACCTTAATAAGATAAAGGACGAATCAGACACCATTGTAATAGGTGAAGTGGGAAGGGGAGTTGATCTGCTATTAGCTCAAATGATAAAGGATTGGAAACACATCCTTGCATATGACCATGCTCTACCATATGAACCCCTTTTAAGGCTATATTTTAAAGACTTCGAATATCACAAAACAAGTACATTTAAATTCTTGACAACGGACAAGTATATAAAACAAGATTGTATCCTGATTATCAATGAGAGCAAGTTTAGGAAATGGGATATAGTCAACCCTCACATAAAACATATCATATGGAATGGAGAGTTAAAATGAATGAAAAAGAAATGTTTGAAAAGTCTTTTGAGAGACCTTCAAATTATTTTCAATTAGATGCAAGAGAACAATGGAGAATAGATGAGGAACTAGGAATACTGGATTGGAAAGGGGAAATTACAAAGGAAGATAAAGAGAGATTTGAAAAACATTACAATTAATTCTTGTACAAGATTTACAATCCTGCTGTAATAATGGCATTTTTCGGGGAAAGACAGAAATTATCAATGTAGAGTTTAGAATTTCCTTCGATTTTGTTCTGAAGATACAAACACCACCTTAGATACTTGCCTATTTTCTTCACTATGACTTCGGGAAGTGAGTATCCTGCTGTTTTCCCTTGGCAACATGGCATGAGTATCAAATAATTCGATTTGGACGTTCTATGGATGGATAAGATGGTTTCAGCAAGGTCAATGCAGGGATGGACAGACATAATTATAGTTTTTATATGAGGATGTATTTTCTTAAATGTTTTGATTAACAATCCCCAATCTTCTTTTCGGATATCACTATTCAAATATTCAAAATTTTTAACTTTTGACCATTCTCTTTCTCTTGGACGTATATCTATAGCAAAACAAGATACATTTTTGAATAAAAAGGAAGCTATCACAGAAGTAAGTGCATTTCCTGCACAAAAGTCAAAAATTTGATATTGAAAGTCTTTTCTTTTTAGAACAATTTTCCTTAATATCTTGATCATTGCCATTGATTCAGTGATTTCTTTTCTTTGTCTTTGAACAGGCAACACAACATCAAGAATTTCAGGATTACAATTTAAATTATTGAATTCTTTAACATATTTTGTCATTTACTTTTGTCTTTCTTCTTTCTTTTCCATATTTTGCCATATCTTTTAGGTTTGATAATAAATATTAAAGATATAGTTAGTAGGAGTAAAAGATAATCAGGCATTTTAAATAAATTTAAGAATTTTATCACTAATCTCTAGCATTTTATGGAGAAGTACTGTATCTTCAGTTCGTGATTTTAAATTTAATGTTTGGGATTCTCCATAACACTGCATAAAATCATCAATAAATCCTGCTGATATTACTTTATTGAACCTAATTCTTTTTAATGCATCTGACATGTTTTTGTGACTTATATTTGAAGGGAAAACAATAATGGAAGGTGATTTAACAAAGTCATTTTCTACAACAATGTATTTGGTCTGATTCATTTTAAATCTTTCCCCTTGACTCTGATCCATCTTTTCTTTTTGATATCGTATATGCTATTTTTAGAATAAAAACGTAAATTAGGATTGAAAAACTTTTTGCTTTCTTTTTTCAATTGCTGTTTTTTTAGGAGTACTATATAATCATAAGCATCTTTAATAAACCTAAATGTAGTAACATCCCCCTGATGATCTGGATGATGTTTTAAAGCAAGAGTTTTATATGTTGATTTGAGTTGTTTGAGAGTTATTTCTTTGATTTTTTTTATTTTAAACAGTTTAAAGTAGTCATTGGTATTAACAGTTCCCATTTGAAACCTTTCTGTTTTATTTTTCAGCAAACTTTCTTGCTGATTGAAAAGCATCAATAACTTTTTTTTCTAGTATTTGTCTTGAAGGATGAGGTTCAGCAATTGCATGAGATATCTCAGAGCAAAGAACACCAAGAAATTCATCAACTCTGTCACTTCCAATACCTTTAGTCGATTCAAGAAGTTGTCTTGAAATATCAGATGCTCTTTCCCAATAGCTCATCATACGTCTGTCCATCCTTTTTCATATTTTGCTGCTAGTGGATTGAATCTAATAAAAGATTCACCGTTTATGCAAATCCATATTCGACCATCTTGACCAATTTGAATTCCTAAATCACATATTCCAGATTCAAAATTATTTTCTTCAATGGTCAGTAGTCCTTTCTGATGAGTTTCTGGTATTTCTTTCATTTTGTGTTTATTTCACATTTGAGGGTAAATGTCAAGTTTTATTTTAGGGCAAATACTCAACAATTACAGTACTTTTGAATTACTTCAAGGAGCTAGCCCCCCTTATCTCCTAGCTCCCCCCATTCGTCAATGGGTATCGGGGTAATCTAAGGTCACAAACACATTTTTTACACTCTCCTTTATGGTTAACTAACGGTTATAGATTCATTAGAAACGAGCACATGAAGGACAACAATCATCATCATTCTTCATAATCGGGATATACATTTTACGGCAACCCGTACACATTTTCTTGCTGGCATTATTAATATCAACATTCCAATGAGTGAAAAGGTCAGAGTAAAATTCATCTTCTTCAGCTTCATTTTCTTGCTCTGTCTGAAAAAAAATACTTTCAATCTGTTGACAAACCTCATCAATTCTATCTTTAACTTCTTCAAGTTTACAATCTTTAAAAAATATTTTCATTTCTCCTTTAAAGAAGTCTAAAACATCTGATTTATCATCAGTCCATGAAACTTCTTGCCAACCAACACCACAACACAACCAAAGTTTATTTGTTTCCGTATCTTCAACCACATCACCAACAGAAGTTGAACGACTTTCCTTTATTAAGGTAACTCCCTCATTTTCCCACCAAGAAAAATCTATGTGATTAGTCAATTGAAAAGTTTGACCAATTGAATCACAATCAATATTTGCAACATGATCATAAAGGTCTTTATGAGCAACATAAAATTCACAATTAAGAAAATGAAGTTGACTATTTAATTCCCATTTTTTGCTGTGATAAATTTTAAACATTGTTTTTTCCTTTCGTTAAAGTTGCCATACTATATAGCAAGTCACATGCCAACTTATGAAAAAGTATGAAAAAACAAAAAAAAGTTTTAAATATCTGAATTAACTAATGATATTATGAGAGTACGAATTTTTCCCCTCACATGTTTGGAAAGAAAAACATATCAATTTTGACGTAAATTGTCAGTAGGTGACAATTTTGAGTATTTATGTGGATGTTTCAAATAAATCTTGTATATCGTCATGGTATGATATAGTTTTGTTTTTGGATGTATATGTAAATGGTATTTTTGCCCTGATGGTCTCTAATGTGACTTTGCCCCCCCATAAGAAAGCAATATGATCTAATGTTTTTTGAGCATACTCTATATCCAAGTCTGCTCCAATATGCTCATGTTTGGCTAATAGTTCGCCTTTATCTTTATGATTACCATCCCTAATGAATACTTTAGGAATTCCACTATGAGAAAAGCTTTTAATAATAATATCTTTTAGTTCATTTGTTTTTTTGTCTGTTATGACTAGTTGTTCAAAGAAAACATTGCCTTGCTTTACATATAAATAAAGCTTAAGCTTTTTAATAAGGTCATTTGTGAGAAAATTGCTCATAAACATCCAATCATTAGATGTTCTCATAACTTTGAACATTTTTTCTCTGCCCTTCATGTCTTTATTATCAAATTTTAATTTTTCTTCATGATCTTCAATTAGATTCCAATTATCTCCATGTTGCCCTTTATCCCATCTTTTAACAACTTCTTCCCATACCTCACAACCAACTAGATATGGATTCATCGAATATAGATTTTTAGCCTTTACTAGAGAATTACAATAATTTGATTCAGCATGTTCATCATCATTTAAAAATTTTTCCCTGAAAAGTTGTCTTAAAATAACCTCATGCCAGTAAGTAGCAAATCCTTCATTCATATATTTTGTTTTGATCATAGGCCAATAATATTTACCCATTGACCTAATTATTTCAAGTACATCCTTTTGCCAATCTGAAAGACTTCTTGAGTTATCAATGATATATCTTAAAAGGTCTTCAGTCGGTTCAATAGGAGTTTTATTTTTTAGGTTCATGTAAAGTTTATGGTTCCATTTCTCCCTATCAATATGAACGGGAACATCATCTTCAAAAAAATCAGAATATTCTGTATTGGTCTTGTCATGCTTCCTTTTTTTCATTTTCTCAAAGATTCTTTTCAGCTTATCACCTTCAGTTTCTTCTTTTAACCAAGGATTTGAATGGAGCATAATGGAATGACCTGCATCAATCGTTTTTTCCACTATATCAATTCCATATGTTCTCTCATATTCTTCAAATCGTTGAGAAGCTATTGAAAGTCTGCTTGCTATATCAGAATCAGCTTCAATGAAGTTTTGGTTCATTGTAAAAAAAGCAACATGACCAACTACATGACTTAAAATCAAAGATTGTACAGCTATGGTATTATCCTTCATCAAATATGCTCTTGAAGGATTAGTATGGACAACTACTTCATAAGGCAACCCTGTTCCCATTTTTTCATAGATGGTTCTTGTTTTCTCATAATCTCTACCATATTTCCAGTTAGAAATCTGCCCTGGCATTCCATAAGCCATGATTTCAAACATTTTTTCTTTAGGAACAATATCAAATTCGATATCACCAAATAAAAGACCATTTTCCCTTGCAATCTCATAAACTCTTTTTTCGATTTTCTGTAACCGTTTTAGCTCACTATTAATCATTTATATTCCTTTCGTTTCTTCACTCATGCCTAGCATGAATTGCAAGGAAGGCCAAATATGAGATTTATCTTTAATAACTGATAGTAAGAATCTAAGGTCTTTGTTAATCCAAAATTTTCCATCTTTAGATAAAGTACTTTCTTGAAACTTCCATTTTTTCTTACATTCGGGAAGTAAACTAGAAAAACCATAGTCATAATCAGGAGTAGGTTTGATTTCAATGTAGCTTAACATATTTATTTTCTTTAATATCATATCTTCTATTGCTGAAATAGCTCTTAATGGTTCCCAATCTTCCCCATCAGAACAGTAGATGGTATAGATATTCCATTCATCAAGTGGATATTCGGTATCTATAATATAATTGGCTTTTCTAAAAGCAGATTCAGCTAAAGTTCCCCCCGTTTCACCACCATGAAAGAATGTATCTTCATCAACCTCTTTAGCTGTTTCAGTATGTTGAATAAATCTAATTTCTACAGCTTCATATTGTTTTCTTAACCATGAGACCATCCAAAATAAAAGACTTTTCATGAGATATTTTTTATCAGAAGTCATAGACCCTGATACATCCATAAGAGCAAAAACAACAGCTTTAGAGCAGATTTCAACATCTTCTTTAATCTGCTTATATCTTATATCATCATCATGAATAAGAAATCCTGAATCTTCATTTTCTGTATCAAATTCTCCATTTTTAATAATCTTGATTGCATTTTCAATATCACCTTTGGATTGATGGAGTGCTTTACCTGCATCTTCATAAGAACACTTTGTTTGTTCCATTATTTCTTGGATAAAAAGGACGTTTCTTTTTATTGCTTCCTTCATAGTCCTTTTTTTATGAATTCTTGAATAGACTCCCTTTTTTGAAATAGCTTCAAATTTCCATCCTTTGGGGATTTCAATAGCATTTTTCTTTTTTGGATCAAGCCAAGGCAACCCTAAGTCTTCAAACATAACATCTAACAGATAATCAACATCAACTTCAGCTTCCATATCTTGACCAATACCACTACCTTTTCCGGGGTTTCCTTTGCCTTGTCTTCTTCCAATTATATCCCCCGGTTGACCATCACCTTGACCAAGACCACCACCTTTTCCACCATAAATAAAGCTGTAGTCTTTTAATCCTTTTACAGGAACACGAACTTTTTTCTTTCCTTGAGTAGTTATAATGGATTCATTGCCTATAACATTTCGAACATTTTTTCTGATAGCTTCGTCAATTTTATGTTGGTGACGTTTAGCATCTTTTAAACCTTTTTTTATTTCCCAATCATCATGATAGACAATGCTCATTATTATCCTTTCAAACTGCCATTCTTTCTTCTTCTAATCGGTCTTGTGAAATTTTCCAAAATTTAGAATTTTCAACAGTAGGAAATCTTTTTGGTTTAATCACCTTATGATTATTATGAGAGATAGAATATTTTTTCTTTGACTCAAGATTAATAAATCTGTTTAATAAAGTTAAATGTTCTAAATCATCATTACTAATTAATCCTTCCAAGTAAATATTATTAATCTTCATTTGAAGTTCATTAAAGTCTCCATTGCTCATTAAGTTTCATTCCTTAGTTCTCCCTTCTCAAAATTTCTCCGACAAAACCAAGGAGTTGTTTTGCACAATGATCACAATAACCTTTATTTCTTAAGGTTTTAAGTGCTTTATTTCTTCTTTGTTTTATTTTAGGAGAAGTGGAAACTGTATTAGCAATTGAAAGAGTAACAACATTTTTAAGATCGTTCATCAATTTTTTTTCGATTGCTTCTTTTAAAGGTTTATAGGTATCCCATGACCATTTTTTGCCTTCTTCCAATGTATCTGACTTGTAGACATATATATGTTTTCTAAATTCCCTTCTTGATTCATTAGGAACAGGAATTAATTCTTCAATTGCCCTCATAATAGCTTCATCGGGTTCTCTATGCTCCCCCGTAATCTCATCATAAACAGTTTCTTCTTTACAGAAGGCTTTACAGTTTAAGTCATATCTCATAAAAAGTTCATCAGCTTGATCATCAAAAGCATGAATGAAAGCTTTACTTACTTCTTTTTTGGCAAATTCTTTATATTCGGAAGCAACTGATTCATCTTTACTGATAAGAAGATTCATATAGGTTTCTTTGTCTTTTTCCTGTCCACCAATATGATGCTCAAAGTTATCTCTTAAAGCTCTAATCATATCAAGAGCAGTAATACATCCTTGATTATCATTATTACCTGTTTCAACATTTTCTTTTTGACCTAGACAAATATTGATAGCATTGATAATAAATCTTGGAGAAATACCTGACATACATTCTCCATTTTTTCTTCCTTCTTCTCTGATAGCTTTAACATCTTTATCTTTACCCTTTGTGAATTCTTCAAGGTATTCATCATTATAAAGCTTCATTTTTTTGATCAAATCAATTTTACCAGAAGTGTAAAGCCTAGTCAATATGGCAAATTGAGCAGCAACTTCTAATGCCCCCGGACTAGCATGGATATTACAAAATTCGGATTCAGCAATGAGTTTTTTATAAATTTCAATCTCATCTTTGATGGTATCATTCCACGGAACACGAACATAGTACATCCGGTCATGCAATGCTTCATTTTCTTGATTATTTCTGAATTTATCGAATTCGGTTTGATTGGTATGGGAAATAATAAGCTCATCAAGATACATTTGGGGAAACCCCGGAGCTTTAATGACTTGCTCTTGAGCAAGAGTAATTAAAACATGATGAAATTTAATATCAGCTTTCAAAATTTCAATGTATTCGATTACTCCCCTGTTGGCAACTTGCAGTTCACCGTCAAACTGGTATGCTCTAGGGTCTGATTCCCCAAACATATGCAGTTTAGACATATTGACCTTGCCAATCAGTTCTGTAATATCCTGACTTTTAGGATCAGAAGGAGAAAAGGTTCCAATCCCACACCTTCTTTGTTCAGAAAGTTGAAATTTCTCTACAGGCAAGTCATGCCACCTTGCAAATCCTTTTTCATCGGTAAAATTTGTATCAATATTTAACTGACAGACAGGACAAAGGGTTCCTTCAATTCTGACACCTAATTTTTCATTCCACTCAAGTCTATTTTTCAGTGGAATAGCATGTAATGGGTCTTCATGTATAGGACACCCTTTGATTCTATAAATAGGAGCATCATCTAATTCCAATCCATTTTTAATCAGATATGCAATGGTTGACTTGCCTGAAGAAACTGGCCCCATCATCATTAAGATTCTTTTTCCGGTTTCAGTTCTTCTAGCTGCTGCTTTTAAAAACTTACATATGTCATGAATTGCTTCATATGAACCAAAGATTTTTCCTTCAAAAAATTTATATTTTACAAGGTCTTCATATCCCTTAGTCTTTCTGTTTTCAGGTACGGGTTCAAATCCTTTTTTAAAAATCATGTCGAAGACCCTTGCAGGAGATAGCATGGATACTTCAGGGTGTTTTTGAACTAGTTCCATGTAATCAACTACAGTTCCATCCCATTTTTTTGGCCCTTCTTCTTCCTGCTGCTGTAAAATAATTTGTCTAAAATCTTGATTCATCATACTAATGCTCCTTCTTAATGTTTTCTATTTGGTGTATTTCTTTTGGTTTTTTATTTTCTAAAACTTTAAGCAAATCTTCTCTTGTAGTAAGAAGAACATTGGTTTGGTTCATAGGTCTGATTACTTTTTGTTCTTTTATTTCTATTTCTTTAGCTTTTAGCTGAACTAATGCTTTTCTTATTAAAAGATATTCACCATAATTTCTATCTGATATGATTTCTTTTGATGCTTGAGTAATAGAATTTATAATACCAAATGCTACTTCAGATAATCTTGCACTAAAATTACCATTATTCATTTCATGTTGAATTTTTTCAAGAAGCTGATTAGCATTATGGATATTATTCTTTAATGCTTCTAATGGATCATCATACCCTATATCAGTTTGAAAGTCAATATTTTTTTGTTCAAGGTCTCTATCTATTTGATCCTCTACATTAAAGATATCGTTTAATCCATCTAAATTTATTTCTTGTGTATTGGTTGGCATATATGATAAATCCTCCATGTTTTTTTTTAATCTATCATATATATTTATAGTTTTCTTAATTCTCTATCATATTTTTTTGTTTCTGTCAATAAATTTCATTAACATTTTGGTATTTTCGTGATATTATAAGAAAAAAAGGAGAAATATGCTGTGGATATGAAAAATAATGAATTAATGAAAAGACCACCTTGGGATGAATATTTTATGGAAATAGCTGAAGTAGTGGCTAAAAGATCAACTTGTTTAAGAAGGGCAATCGGGGCTGTTGCTGTTAAAGATAAAAGGATTTTAGCAACTGGATATAATGGTCAAATATCAAAGGCTAAACATTGTCAAACTTGTCTTAGAGCAGAATTAAATGTTCCATCAGGTGAAAGACAAGAACTATGCAGAGTAATCCATGCAGAGCAAAATATAATTAGTCAAGCTGCAACTTATGGAGTATCTTTAATAGGGTCTACAGTTTATTGCACCAATAAAACTTGTAGCATGTGCTTTCGATTATTAGCTAATACACAAGTAGTCAAGATAGTTTATAAAAATAAATATCCTGATAAAATAGTAGATATGTTAATTGAAGAAGCAAGTTTTATAGAATCAAAAAAGGGAAAATATTTTGAAATTAAAAAGGTTAATAATGAGTAAAAAACTTTCTGATTTAGAAAATAGTGAGAAACAACAAATTGAACATCAGCTAGAATCACTATCAACTGAAATAGGATTAGACCCTTACGAGTCTCATGGAACAAAAGATAATAATGTCTTAAAAAATCAAATTGGTATGTGCTATAATTGTAAATTTTTACAATATTGTAGAACAGAATTTGGTAATGTCTTTGCAAAATGTTCAGAACTTGAATTTAAGTTAAGTGGACAAAATAGAATTGAGGAATGCAATATTCATTCACCTAAAAATGTGCTATCTTTAAGTGAGATGTATAATATGGCATATCTTATAGAAGCATCAGAAGAAAAGGTTAAAGGATTTATTACTACAGATAAAAAATATATGAAAAAAGAAAGGGAGTCCAAAGATTAATGAACTCCCTTTTATTCGTAGCTTCAAAGTCTTCCTACAGCTAAACCCTTATTATTGAGGAATATTAGTCAACTGAACCATCTGATAATATTCTCTTGCTCCGAACAAGTGGTTATGAATTGCATATCTACTCATAAGTCCTACAGTCGGATGGAACGAATTCTCAAAGACTGCTCTACTTGCAAGCAACTGGATATAAGGTAGATAAATTACACCCGTATCATACTCTGATGGCCCTTTATACCCTACAATAAACTGGTCTCTACTCTCAAAGGTATCTCTATAAACTACAAGTCTACCGTCAAGTGAACCAATTCTGGAAACACCCGTAGGTTGTGTGGTTACATCCCCTGGAACGGGAGCAATAGCAAAAGCCGCTAGAGTTTCAAGAATAGCAACACCTCTTGGATTACCAACAATCCAATTACCTGAACCCCTACGTGTATTGATTGCAATGTCTTGGGTACGTCTGATGATGTGGTGATATAGCTCTCTATATCTTTCCATTTCCCATCTACCCTTAACACCTTGAGCACTTGCTAGGAAATCCCATGTGGTATCATACCCTGATACTCCCCTAACTGTGGCATCAATAGCTGCAATAAGTTCACGGTCAATTTCTTGAGTGATTTCATAGGCAAGAATGTCCATCATTTCTTCCTCAAGATCAAGGCCATGCATAGCTTTCAAGTCTTGAGCAATCTCAAGAGACCATCTGCTTCTCAACTTTCTAGTTTTTGCTTCTACTTGTGTTTTCTCAACTGTTAGGTTGACCTCACGAATATGATCACCTGAACCTAGTCCAAGACCAATATCATTGCCAACACCTGAACCTGCTTTTGAACCAAGCACCTCACCTGCTGATGTGATATATGACCCTGAGAAAGTGGAGTCAATGTTATTGTACCCCAATTCAGTAGAGTTAGCTACATATGTTCCGAATGATGTACCTGCTCTAAATCTCAATGCAAATGCAAGACCAACTGGCCCTGTCAATGGCTGAACACCGACTAACTGATGAGCTACCAATTCAGGGAATGTTCTTCGAACCATCGGTACAGCAATTTTATGAAACATACCTGAAGTAGGATAGGTTGCACCGTCAATACCTCTACCATCTCCTGCCCCTAGTGAGTCACCACTAGTATTTGTACCACCCCAACCAATTGTTTCCATAAGGAAGTTATGTTGGTTCTCAAGCATGATTGCAGTAGACTTTCTTACTCTGTCAGATTTGATTTCATCACCCTCTTTCAGAACTGCATCCCACTTTTTTACTAAATCTCTAATATTCATAATCTTACCTCCTGTTTTATTATACTCATACTCTTACTAAACAGTTTGGTTTTTACAGTTTATTTTCCTTCAGAACAGAAACATATGTCTTTAAATGAGCATTGAAAGGATTGCTATCATCGTCTTCATCTAACTTATCATCTCCGTCTTCGTTAATGACTTTACCCTTTCCCTTTTCATCAGACTCATCTTTCTTGTCCTTGTCCTTTTTCTTCTTCTTCTTTTTTTCATCATCATCATCATCATCGTTATCATCATCATCATCATCATCTGACTTATATGCTTCAACGATCATGTCAAACTTTCTGTCAATCTCACTTCGGTCACTGACACCCTCTAACATCTGAAAAACGTGGGTCTTCTGCCCTTCTGTAAGACCATCAGACTTTCTTCTAACATAAAGCTCTGCTGCTAAATCTTGTGCATCTTTGGTTACATCTAATTTACCAGAAATAGACTCATCTAGCTCTTTTCGTAGTCTCTGAATTTCTGCTTTAGCTTCTTTTAACAAAGCTTTGATTTCCTCATCTAACAGACCTTCATCAACTCCAAGTCTTACCTTAAACTGCTCAATTAGATCAGCATAAAGTTCTCCCTTACGTGCATACTCAAGGACTTTATCAGGGATGGTCAATTCTTGTTCAAGAATCTCATCTACAAAATTTGAAAACTTAGAAGTAATGTCTTCTTTGTAAGCATCAAATTTTTGTTCATACTGCTCAATAAGCTGATCCCTTTCCGATTGTAGCTTCTCGTCAAGTGCTTCTTTGGCTTTAAGTTCAATCAAAGTTTCTAATTTCTCTTTGATTGCTTGCTGTTCTTTCTCATCCAATTTCTGTACACCTAACATCTCAAGAAGTTTTTCCATAAGCTATATACCTCCTATAATTGATTTCCTACTATATATTTATAGTATTTATACAAAGTGAACAAAAAAAGCCCAAATGTCAGAAATAATCCAACACTTGAGCTTCCCATTTACCTGCTAGCTAAAAATTAAAATCAATATCTTTTCTTTAGATTCCCTGAACTAACTAAACTTTGCCCTATTAGTTCTCTAAATATATCATGGAGAAATGCTGTTCCATAATTCTTAATAAACATATTAGCATCTTTATTCAACTTATACTTCTTTTTTATTGCATCTTCAGATTTCTTTATTCTAGGAATAATATCATTCATTACGATTTTATTTACATCAATTCTGATATCTTTTAAAATCTTTTCTTTTAATTCAGAATCATCTACAAAATCTTTAATGCCTTCCTTAACTATTTCAGAACGTATATCATTAGGTTTAGCCAAGTCATTTTTCAGAAATTTTTCTTCCATATCTTCCATTTCTTTTTTTGACATTGGCTTTTTATTAGCTTTTTTGCCTTTAACATACAAATCCCATTTTGATTCATCTATTCCTATTCCAAGAATGCTTGTCTTATAAGCACCAAGAATCTTTTCATTTAATTCATCCATGATTACTCCTATTTCATATTAAAATGGCATAAATGCATTCCCGCTTTTTTTATCATACCAATACCCACCAAAGATTAGTTTTGGTGAATCTTTCCATATTAATTTTTTCTTTTTTACATAATCATAGATTATATCAGGTGTCCCTTTGGCAACTGTCTTTCTGTTTGGTAATGGAGTATCATTCATTACATCTTCCATAGTCGTTATTTTTAATTCGAATTGTGATTTTGCCTGTACACCCATCTTCGGTGGCATGTTGTTAAATACATCACTTCTTGTTGCTTCATCTAATTCTGTAATAGTGGTCAATGAATTGGCCCATTGATTTCTAACATTCATATATCCAATACTAGGATCATCAGGATCACCGTATTTAAGAAGTACTTTTGAAAAACTATTACCTAGTTTTTTCTTTAGTTCTTTATGAACTTTTAATGCAGTTTTTGCATCTCCTGTATGTCTAGCATCAATAAAATCAATTACCTTTCTAATAATTGGTTTACCAATTTTCTTTGATTCATCAACAATTCCAAGAATGCTCGTATTATAAGCACTAAGAATCTTTTCATTTAATTCATCCATGATTACTCCTATTTAAACATAGCTTTGGACATTTTCCAAATCCATTTAGCTTGATCAGTGGAAAATCCTTTATTTTTCTCAAACGATTTCTTCATGCCCATTGCCATTTTATAAACATCTCCACCATCTTTTTTAGTAGACCCAATGATAGCATCAAGAGTCTTCTTGGCATCGGCTGTTGCATCTTCATCCAATGGGGGATTAAGAACCTTCATATAAGCTTCTTGGATTCTCTCATTTACATCTGTACTCTTAAAATCTCTATTTAATTTTTCGGGATATAATCTCATTTTTTACCTTCCTTTAAACTAATTTTTTTAAAGCAGTAACATCATCATACTCAAGCATTAAATGTAAAAGTGCTCCTGCTGCTTCAATTACTGAATAAAGTGGTCTGCCAGCACTACCTTTTTTTGTATGTATTGCTCTAAATTCCTTTTTTCCTTTTTCTTTATAAATTGCATAATTACCATACAAATTGATTGTATTAGTTCCTATGTCATTCATATAATCACCAGTAACCTTTTTTAAGAAGTCCATTTCAATCTTTTTAATAAGCTTGTCCCTGAATTTCCAATCTATTTCAACAAAAATAAAAAGATTCCCCCCTCTTAAAATACTACCAGTATATTCATCATAATCTATTTTTTCTTGACTTTTTCCTATTTCTTTAATTTTATTATAATATGGTAATGCTTTAGCAGTTTTTATTTCAACATTGACAGCAGACCCCCGGCTAGACCTTACTGATACATCCCTGCTAGTGAGTTTGAATCTTTTTTTAATCTCATCACGAATTACTTGTGCTTCATTCCTTGCTTCTAATAGTGTATCTAACATATTTTCATAAGCTTCTTGGATTCTGTCCGGTTTATCAATGCTAGACTCTCTTTTTATTGTGTTTTCATATAGTGC